TTTTTTTCTATTTATAACAAAATATCTATTATTTAAATAAATAATATGTTAAATAAAAACATCATAAAAGATGCATTAGCTGATGCTAAAGAAATAGAGAAGTTTGCTATTGAGCAAGCTAAAAAGTCTTTAGAAGAAGCATTGATGCCTCAAATAGAAAAGGCTATTCAAGAAAGCCTACAAGAAAATAAATCAGAACAATTTATTTCTGAAGAATCGGAAGTTAATAATATTAATGAAAATATTATAACATCTGAAAATTTAATTTCTGAAAATACAAATTCAAAAAATATACAAGAAATGTACAACGAAAAAGAAGAAACAAACGAAGAATTATATGAGGTTGAAGGTCTTTTTGAAGATGAAACTGCCCAAGAACCTGCTGAGGCTTCGTTAGAGTCTAAACTCGATGCTATGGCTGCAAAGCTTGATACATTAATAGCAGCTGCTCAAGGTAGCGAAGAAACTTCTGCCGAAGGTGAAGTTGAAGTTGTAGACGATGAAGCTGCTGCTCCCGCAGAAGCTCCTGCTGCTGCTCCAGCTGAAGCACCAGCTCCTGCAGAAGCTCCGGCTCCTGCTGCACCAGCACCAGCACCTGCTGAACAACCTACCGTTACAGAAGATACTATGTTCGAAATCGAAATGGAAGAAGATATGGAAGAAGGTCTTTTTGAAATGGAAGAAGATATGGAAGAGGGTGATAAAGTTTATGAAATAAATGTTGAGGAAGATATGGAAGAAGAAGGTTGGAATAAAGTTGAAGAAGATATGGAAGAAGGTATGTATGAAATCAATTTAGAAGAAGATATGGAAGAAGAAGGTATGTATGAAATTGAAATGGAAGAAGATATGGAAGAAGGAGAAGAAGGTGTTGATCCGAAAACAGGATTACCACTTCCTCCAAAAGAATTTGGTGGAATTAAAGGTGGAATGTTTGGAGAAGACATGGAAGAAGGAATGTTTGAAATTGAAATGGAAGAAGACATGGAAGAAAATACCATGCAAAATTTAGTAAATACACATAGAGCAAAAGAAAGAGGTAAAAGACAACCGGGATATGTTTCTCCTGCATCTGTAGCTTCAATCAATGAATCTAAGAAAATAAAAGCTCAATATGAGTCTAAAGTAGACGAGCTTATAAAGGAAAACGCTAGTTTGAAAAACGTGATCAAAAATTACAAGTCGAATTTGAAAGAATTTGAAAATTCATTTGTAGAATTAAAATCACAACTTAATGAAATGCAGATTTTCAATGGAAAATTAGCTTATGCAAATAAGCTTTTGACCAAAGGAGGATTGACAAATGACGAGAAAATTAGAATAGCTGAGGAATTTGATAAGTGTGCAACTGTTGAAGATGCAAAAAAACTTTACAACAAAATCATCAGTGAAAACACCTTCTCTTCAAAAAACAATTCTACGGATAAATTGAAATCTGTAAAGCCAAGCACGGCTGTTCAAAATCTTTCTGAAAATAAAACTGAAAAGTTATTTGAAAGTGAAGAGAGAAGAAGAATGAGAATGCTCGCTGGTATCGTAAAACCAATAAATGAATAAAAAAAAATAACGAAAAATGTCTGAATTATTAAACAGCGGACAAGTTGGTATGACCGTATTACGCAACTTGTCTGAACAAAGAAAACAAATCGTTAAGAACTGGGAAAACTCAGGTCTTCTCGAAGGTATTGCCGGTCAAAAAAAAGCTAACATCGCTCAATTGTTAGAGAACCAAGCATCTCACATGCTTAATGAGGTAACTCTAGATAGTTCTGCAGGTCGTTTCGACACTGTTGCATTTCCGATGGTAAGACGTATCTTCTCAAGATTACTTGCTTCTGAAATCGTATCAGTTCAACCTCTTGCTTTACCTTCTGGTTTGTTATTCTATATGGACGCTCAAGTATCTTCTGATAAAGTAGCTCCTTATTCTATAGCAAATTCTGGTGGTGGTTCTGGTCCTACATTCCCTAACAAATCTGCTTACGAGCGTTTCTATGACAATCGTGGATATGATGCATCTTGGGGTGCTGCAACTCAGCGTGTAGGTTCTGCAATCAGCATCGGTTCTGGTTCTACTACAACTGGTTTGATTGCTACGGCTGTAACATTAAGCTCTAATTTTGATGTAACTCTTAATCAGTCTTACACTTCTTTAGTACTTTCTGCTAATACAGCTATTGCTTACAACGGTGTGGCTTTATTTGCTGCAGGTCAAACAGGTGTTACATTCTACTCTAATTTACAGACTTATGGTGCTGAATTAGTACAGAGTAACACTCCGGGTAACGTGAACAACATCTATAACATTGTTATCGATTTACGTCCTGCTCCAACTTCTACTGCTGCTTATTCATGGGTACAATCTGGATTAACTGCAGGTGTTGGTGGTGTAGGTGCTGGTATCATCCTTACTCCGATGTTCTACACTTACAACACGATTGAGGCTAGTCCAAACATGTCTGAATTAACTCTTCGTTTCTCTTCTGTAACTGTAAACTCAATTACAAGAAAAATGAGAGCACATTGGACACCTGAATTAGCTCAAGATTTAGAAGCATACCACTCAATTGATGCTGAGGCTGAATTGATAGCTTTATTGTCAGAAGAAGTTGCTGCTGAAATCGATCGTGAAATCATCCGTGATCTTGTTATCGGTGCTATGTTCGAAGCTCGTTGGGATTACCAAGGCTTACGTGACAACGTAAACTTCTTCGGTACTCAGAAAGACTGGAACCAAACTCTTATCACTCGTATCAACGAAATTTCTGCCCAGATCCACAAAGCTACCCTTCGTGGTGGTGCTAACTGGGTTATCTGTTCTGCAGAAGCTGGTGCGATCTTCGATGATCTTGAGTACTTCCATGTAGATTCTTCTGCATCACCTGAGACTGAAAAGTATAACTTAGGTATGGAAAAAATCGGTAACTTAGGTAACCGTTATGTAGTGTACAAAGATCCTTACATGCCTGCTAACATCGTGTTGGTTGGACACAAAGGTAATACCTTCCTTGAGGCTGGTTACGTGTACGCTCCTTACATTCCTCTTCAATTAACTCAGACGATCTACGATCCGAATGACTTTACACCTCGTAAAGGTATCATGACTCGTTATGCGAAGAAGATGATCAACAACCGTTTCTATGGTGTGATCTACCTTGACAATCTTAACACTTATACTCAGGTATATAGCTAATCTTAAGATTGGTAATAATAGAAAAGGGCGAGATTATTCTCGCCTTTTTCTTTTTATTTAATATTTATATATGATGGCTTCGAATAATTTAAATAAAACAATAAAGTATTTAAAAAATAAGAAAAAAATACTTTTTTTAACCACATCGAATAGATGGGTGGACAGTCAAGAAATACCTAAATCAAGTCAATTAGCAAATCATATTGCTGAAAAAGTAGGTATGGATAAAGTAACTATTATCGATATCACAAAATTAAAGATTTATCCTTGTGAGGGAAATGTATCTAGTGTTACAGGGAATGGTTGTGGAGCAAAAGATTCAGCTTTGAAAGATGAAAAAAAGAATCCTAGTGGCAATCATAGATGTTGGGCAAGTATTAATAATCCTGATGATGAATTATGGAAAGTTTCTAAAAATCTTTTTGAGTCAGATGTAGTTGTTTTTTTCTCTTCCTCAAGGTGGGGTCAAACAAATGCTTATTATCAAAAATTAATTGAAAGACTTACTTGGATAGAAAATATTCACGCTGCTTTTGAAGAAAAGAATTTAGTTGAAAATATTGAAGCTGGTTTTATAACTGTAGGTCATAATTGGAGAGCAAAAGAGATTATAGAAGTTCAAAAAGATGTTTTAAAATTTTTTGGCTTTAAAACACCAAATGAACTTTTTTGGGGTTATCAATATACAATGGATGCTAATGATGAAACAGCCGAGTCTTACAGAAAAACTATTCCAGCTTTCGAAAAATTATATGGTTTTATTCTTAATAAAACTGCCATACACGAAATAAAATTATCTATAAAGAAATTACTAAAATTTTAATTGCAATGGACAGAATTAATTTAAAGGAATTAGATTTTTTAATTAAAAATCATTTAGACCAACTAAATGAAGCTTTAATTGCTGGTGAAAATATTGATTCTGGGGATTTTATCGTAAAAAACTCAGAAAAAGATAAATTAACTGGTGAATTATCTAATGATCTTAAATACCTTTTTAAAATAACAGAATTTACAAAGTCTGGAAAAGCTTTAGTTATTAAACCGGATCAATTACAGAAATGGAGAAATTCAACTAATGTGGATAGATCTTTAATGTCTAAAGAAGTAAATCTTGAAATTGAAAGAGTTTCTAAATTAAAATCTTATGACCCTTCTGCATATGGAAAATGGGAAGCAGATTATAAAGCAAGAAATACAAAATCAGGCAAACCTCATAAAACAAAAAAAAGTGCTGCTACTATAGCTTATGAGAAAAAGTTTGGTAAAAAAAATGAAAACATAGATATGAAAAACGAATTAATAACTGAAGATATTGACAAAGCTTTGGCAAATAAAGCAAAAGCATCAGGAATCTCTAAGTCTATTTTAAAAAGAGTATATTCGAAAGGAGCAGCTGCTTGGAAAAGTGGACATCGTCCCGGTGTTTCTCAACAACAATGGGCTATGGGTCGCGTAAATTCATTTATCACTGGAAGTGGTGGTGCAAGAAAAGCTGATGCAGACCTTTGGGCAAAAGCCAAAAAATCCAAGAAAAGAAAAAATGAGAATCTTGAAGAGGAATTGTTAAGAAGAAAAATACGAGAAATTATAAGCGAAGAATATTTCACCAAAGAAGAATTGGATGAATTATATCCTATGTTAGTAGGTGAGGACGAAATTAATAATGAAGAGGAATAATAAAATATTCTTTATTATTATTACGATATTCTCTTATTAAATTGGTACTCCAATTTTTCTAAATGACTCTACAAAATCTTCTGAAAGTTCTATCTCAATATCGTTTATGACCTGATTTAACCAAAATTCAATACTTTCTTTAATTGTATTTTTTATCTCAGAAAGTATTATGTTATCAGTTTTTGATAAATTATTCCAAGGTATTGAACCATATGGTGTTATTACATAAACGTCAGAATAATCTCCAACTAAAGAGCTAGGATATGTTCCACCATGTAATCTACCTTCTCCTGTAGATCCCTCCATTGCATCCCTAGCTATTCGAGCGAATATAGCAGATAATAATTCTATTTTCTTTTTTTCAGAAATATCTGATTTTTTAAATCTATTTTTTTTCATAATAAATAAATTATTTAATTGCTAGACACATTGTTAAACCTTCTCTTTTTACTGAAACAAATAAATTTTTATTTATTCCATTGACACTAGTCAACACAAGTCCTGTTGCTAGTATTGTCATGACTCCACCAATACCGTATATAGTAGTGTTATTCATATAATACTCGTGTTTTACAGCTTGTTGACCTATAACAAGACCACCTACCAATAATCCAGTATACATCATCGTTTTAGCGAAACGATTATTCTTTTTTTCTTTATACCTTCCTGACTTATATTCATCTTCATAAAGCTGAAGTGAATTCAAATCATTTTTACTTAGGTTATAAGTAGACATCAAATCTTGTGCTCTCGTTTCTGACTTTGTAATAACAATAATCAGTAGAATAAATAATATCTTTTTCATGATATGTTATTTTACAATTTTTAAATTATCAAGAACTATTTTTGCAGAATCATTTTCAACTACAGTCTTCATACGAACAACCTTATTTGTTGCCATAATATTAGCATTGTATGAAAGGATATAATACTTACCATCCGTAGTCTTATTTATAATTTTTATTTTATATCCAAAATCACAGTTCTGGTAGTAATCTAAAATATTATCTTTTCCATATTTTTTAATAGATTCCTGAGAAGTAAATTTTAACATTTCATCATACCTACCAAGTCTGTATAATGTCTGGAAAAACTGTCCAAAATTAGTTCCCATCATAAATGAGGGGTTGGAAAATGGTTTATTAGAATCAACTGAACTTTGAGCGTTTGTTTGAGTCGATCCGACAAAAATTATGAACAATATAATAATAGTGCGTTTCATCGTTTTTTCTAATTTAAACGCACTTTTTAAACGGAAAGTTACATATTTTTATGTATTTTATTGATTATCAATAAGTTACACTATTCTTCATTTTTAAAAAATTCCCTAATTAATAGAAAAATAAGACCAAAAATTGCAATAATATTAATAGAAGCTATTAAATAAAGGATCCATTTATAAGTAAAAATTAAGTATAGGAAAAGAAACATCAAAAATATAGCAAATATATAACTTGCTAATTGGGCAATTTTGTCCTCTAAGAGCATTTTCATTTAAACTGGAATTGAACTATCTTCAAATCTACGAAAGAATCCCGATTTTTCAAATTTTGTCTAATTTCTATTCCACCAATATTCATATTAAATTTCTTACTATTGAATACTATCGGCTCTAAACCAGCTTTTGCAACAATTCCACCGTTGATTAAATCATAGTTTGCTCCAACATAAGGTTTATAATTAAACTCCCATTTTTTCGCTTTACCCGGTAAAACATAAGTCAAAGATTTATTAATTTTTAAACTATCTCCGGTTGTTCTATTATAGGCAGTAACAAAGACTTGAACTTTAGTATTATCTTTTGGATCAGGATTAGCTTGTACAGTGGTTAATTCTATTTCCTGTGGAACAACAATTAAAAGCGATGAATCACCGTTCAAAGGTACAACCTTAGCAGTTTTAGTGATAATCCCATCCTGATTCAAAAATAAAGCACTATCACCCTCGATAACAAAACTACTTTTAGTTATAGTAGTTGTAGAGTTCTCTATTTTAAGGTTTTTCATTTCACCCCTAACAGCTTGGGGAATCATGTTCTTAATATCATTAAATTGTTTATTTAATGCAGTATTAAATACTTTATCAAATAGTCCCGGTTGAGCAACTACCTGTACCTCAGATTTTGCACTAACACTATCAGATAATGTTTTAAATTGATTATCTACATCGCTATTCAAATTAGTAACTTGATCTTGCATTTTTGACATTTTCCAATTAAAGAAAAATACCACTCCAGCCATCAATAGCCCAAAAAATACATAGTCTTTTATTTTGCTCATTTTATTAAATTATATACTAATAAATAATTTGTTTTTTTAATTTTAATAAATTATAGATTATTTATATTTAACCATGGAAATAAGAGAATTAATAAAAAAAGTAATTAAAGAGTCTTTTTTAACAGAAAATGAAGTTAAAAGAATAGATTTTAGCTACCCTTTACCTGATGATTTAAATAAATTGAAGAATTATTTCGATGAGAATAATTTTGAACTTTTTGTAGTAGGTGGAGCCGTGCGTGATATGATCTTAGGTAAGGAACCTAAAGACATAGATTTAGTATCTGATGCTACTCCTGATGACGTAAAAAGGATTTTACCAGATGAATATAGAATAATTCCCAAAGGAGAAGCTTTTGGTATCCTTCAAATAATTACTCCAGAAGGTGGTGATTACGAGATTGCTCGTTATCGTGAGGATATTGGAAAAAAAGATGGAAGAAGACCAGATTCGGTCAAATTTTCTACTATTGATTCAGATGCTTTAAGAAGGGATTTAACAATTAATGCTCTATATTACGATATAAATAAAAATCAAATTATAGATTTTGTTAATGGTTATGAAGATATTCTCAAAAGAAATATTAAAACTGTTGGTAAAGCAGAAGATAGATTTGAAGAGGATCGATTAAGAATATTGAGAGCATTTAGATTTGCAGCTAGATTTAATTCAAACTTAGATCAGGATATAATAGAGGCTTTAAGAAAAAATAATTCTCTAAAAGGGGTATCTGAAGAGAGAATTAGAGATGAATTCCTTAAAGGTATAAAAAGTGCTCAATCTGTTGTAAAATTCCTTACCGATTTAGAAAATTATGGATTACTAAAACAAATTTTAGATGATTTGAATTATAGTCAATCTGAATTCGTAGAATCAAAAGATTATATCGTGTTATTGGCTAATTTACTTAAAAATAATCCAGTTCATAAAATTCAAACTATTCTTAATAATCTTAAATATACAACTGATGAAATAAGAAAAATTATTTTCCTTGTTTTGTTTTTAAATTTCGATCCTGAATCTGTATATAATTTTAAAGTAAAAGAAAATGTTTCGAAAATATCTCCAGAAGAATTAAAGGAATTTGCCAGAATAAATTCTATAAATTCAAATATGGTAGATAAATTCATAGATTTTAAATTATCTGTTTCAGGGGATGAACTTTTACAGAAGGGATTCAAGGGAGCATCATTAGGAAAAGAAAAAGAAAGATTAGAGACTGTTAACTTCCTTGATACTCTTTAGTTTTTTCGACTATTTATTTACATGAAAAAGGATAAAATTCCCGGAGGCAAAGCAAAAGGCAAATCTTTAAAAGATATTGCGATTATGCACTGTAAATCTGATTCAAAAAACAAATCAGATGAAAGAAAAATTGAAAAAATGTTAGACCATTTAAAGTTGGAATTAAAAAAAGGGATTAAAACTGAATTGGAACATACAACCAGTGAAGAATTTGCCAAAGAAATAGCTATGGATCATTTATATGAAGATCCAAAATATTATACAAAACTTTTAAAAATTGAAGAAATGAAAAAAACAAAAAAAATAAACATCAACGATATATCTGAAATGGTTAAGAAAGCTCTTAATGAAGAATTTGTTGGTGGTGTAAATTATGATAATGTTTTAGCAACTGAACTAAAAGAAAAAGTTGGTGATTTAAGCAAATTAACTCCTTATGTTTTAGAACTAGGTAATGAAATTCAATCAGATTCATCTGGTAAAATTCATGTTTATGATGAGGGAAAAAAAGTTAAGATATTCAACAATATTGATGACTTTTTAAAAGGTATCAAATACGGTCCTGTTAGAATTACCGAAGAAGATTCTTCAATGCCACATAAAGATCATGAAGCTATGATGGCAAAAGGAGAAATCAGAGATATGGTTAAAAATGCAAAAGAAGTTTATAAAATGATTCAACCCGGTGATGAACTTCCCGGATGGATTTCTGCTTATATTACTTTAGCTTCAGATTATATGCATAGCATCGCTGAATACATGACTGAAAAACATAGTGGTGGTGAAGAACTAACTGAAGATACAGAAGATGCACCAAAGAAATTAACAATGGATCAATTTTGTGAATGGTTAGGTTTGCCAACAGATAAAGTTCAATTAGGAATTGAAATTGCAAAGGTTTCAGACCCGGATGGAGCATACACTCACTTACAGGATATGGGTGAAGATGAAGCAGCGGAAGCAATAGAAGCCATATATTTTGAACATGGTTCTCTTAAAGAAGCAATTGCTGCTTGTAAAGAAGATTTAGGCATTTAAATAAATTTATTTTTTTACATAACCATAGTTTTTTATTAAACTATGGTTTTTTTTATTTAAATAATATCTTTATATTAATGAAAAAGGACATAATTATTTTTCACCACAGTTATTTAGTAAATAATTGGTTAGAAATTATGAGTGAACAACTAGACCTTTTAAAGAAAAGCGAACTTTATGAAAATGCTCAACAAATACATTTTTGTTGTTTTTCTGAAATAAAAGAAAATATTATTGATTTTGTTAAATTGATCCAAGAATTTGATTTAGATGAAAAATGTACAATTGTAGTTGAACCTTATAATGATAATGAAAGATTAACTCTTACATATATGCAAACAATTTGTAAGAATTTATCTGATGAAAAAGTTCTTTATTTTCACACAAAAGGTGTTACATCATACTTAAGATACGGAGAATCTGGAGATAGAAATATAAAATCTTGGCGAAATATAATGGAATTTTATTTAATTGAAAATTGGAGGAAATGTTTTGAATTGATGAATAATCATGATGTGGTAGGAGCATTTTATGGCCCATGGCATCAATTAACAGGACAGATCATTAATTATTATTCAGGTAACTTTTGGTGGTCCAAGGTATCTCACATAAAAAACACTCCCGATATGAAGAAGAGAGATAATTGGTTAGGTTGTGAATCTTTGATCACCTCAATACCTCATGTTTGGTATAATTTCAGATTTGCCCCCCCTAATTCAAGTATGTATGATGTTTATTTCGACCCAAATGAATATAGATTGAATTAAATTTCTATATTTTTTATAAATGGTTTTTCGTATTTAGGTTCAATTATTTTCCATATAATATTATCATAGCTTTTTTTATCTAACATTTTAAATAATATGGCTGGATATTTTTGTTTTTTTGCATACGCTGCAAATTCAGCTCTGGTGTCTCCCATTTTCCAATGGAAAAATCTATGGAATGATTTGTTAGATTCTTCTTCTACTAATCTATAATTTCTTTCTAAATTAATTCTGGTTTCCTTTACCCAATCATAAAATTCGTCTGGAACCCTCTCTAATATCTCAGCAAAGTCATTACCATCAACTAAATGTTGCCATATAGTCCTAGATGAAACATTAGTTAGAATCCTATGTAATCGAACATAATCGTCAAACTTTACTTTTAATCTAAAACCGTTTTGGAATTTAACAACAAAACCCTCTTTGTTATTCTCTTCCAATTTTTTTAGCTGTGAAATATCTTGAATACCATCGTACCTTTTTACAATAGGAAAACCTATTGGTTCTAATTCACAATCCAATCCTGTAGCCTTATCTATTACAGCTAACAAAACCAAATCATCAACATTACCATAATTTACAACTATTCTATTTTCCGGATAAATTATCTCGAACAAATATGTTTTTGATTTATCTAAATTAGGAATTACATACTTATATCTGTTATGTAAAATGTTTGTTGCATAAATAGCTTGATCAGATTCAAAAGATCCTCTAGTGGCTATGTATGGCATGTCTCCAATCCAATATAAAATACCTAGTGAACCATCCATTTTTTCATATACTTCAAAAGATGTTTTAGGTATATCATCGTGTGTATGTTCTTCGAGGTTGAAAAACTTTCTAAATGGCCTTGCTACTACATTGTAATTTGAATCAAGAATTAAACCTCGACACTGTAAAGTAATTTCGTTCCAAACCCTCTCATATTGAGCTTTTGGACCATAGTTATAAATAAAATAATCAGCCTTTTTGTGCTTCTGCACAATGACTAATTTTTCATCTATCATTTTATTTAATTCGTTGATATCTAACATTTTGTATACTTACAAACAATTTAAACGTTAAATTAATTAAATTTGTTACAAAAATAAGGATATTTATAATAAAAATTATTTTATGTTCGAAAGAAAACTAAGAAAGACTGTACGTTCAATCATGGAGAGTGAATATGTGAAAGATCAGTCCATCTACAATATCGTAGGAAAAAAAATGGTAGATATATTCTCAAATAATCCCGGTATAAATAAAATTAGAAATAAAATTATAACCTATGCGAAATTCTTTGAAGGTGGTGAAGAATTCAAGGGTTACTATTCAGCAAAAGAATATTTGCGTATGGAAGGATATGAATCAGGATCAATGATGAGAGATTATCCTATACCATTTATGAAAATGGGTAAAACTACAGTAGATAATAGAGGTAATACAATTATAATTACAAAATACGAGGAAGAAAGACCATTGATAATTACCAAATATGATGCTCTGTCTCAAGAAAGTTTTGATGAATTAGATGGTGTAATAATTCCATCTCCTGATCAAAACAATATGAGAGATGGAAACATTTATGTCGTTTTCTTTAATTTCCCAGATTGATTATTTTATCTCGTCAATAAATCCAAATAAATGTTTATTGACAATTCTATACCATAATTCTCTCTGCCACTCGAATCCTAAATTTCCATAGTGCTTTTCAAATTCTATTATCTCTTTAACTATCAAAGCTCTGTCATCTGGAGTAATTCTGTTCCATTCTTCTAAAACCCAATCTACTATTCGTTGAACTGATCCTGTTTTTCTTCCAAGTGCATACCTGAGTGCAAAAATCATTAAGGTAGAATCGCATACAAAACGTTCTTCTTTCCATAGAAATTGATTGTCACTTAAAATATTAAGGATATAATCCTTGTTTGATTTTAAATAATTTATGAATATTTTTTCACTGGAAAAGGTTTTAGGAAATTTGATTTTCTTTTTCATTTTTAAAACTATTTATTAATATAATAAAATTCTATAAAAATGAAACTTACTAAAAAGGAATTTGAGAACCTTATTAAAGAAGAAGTGAAGAAAGCTATCGAGGAAATTAATATTCTTGGTGAAGGTAAATCTAAACCCTCGGCTGGTCTTTCTGCAAAACAAAAATCCAAAGTTGCTAAAAAAGCAAAAAAAGGTGGTGATATCGGTAAGCCCGGTAAAGGTTTCAAAGATGTTGAAGCTAAAGCAAAAGAATGGGGTGCTGATGATCCTAAAGCCGTAGCAGCAGCTGTATTATGGAAAAATGTGAAAAGATAGATCTTAAATGTAATGTTTGTTCTGATAAATTAAATAATTTTAATTGGTCTTCAGGAAAACAGAAAAAAGGATGGTTTATTTGTAATAATTGTCATACGGACAAATATAAAAAATACAGAAAAAAACATCCGTTCAAGGCTCGTCTTTCATATTTTAACAAAAGATACGATGGAAATTTGAAAGTTCAAGATCTTGAATTAATTTACGAAAATCAAAAAAAGAACTGTCCACTATGTGGTGATCCTATTGATATAAAAGATAAATTTTGTTTAGATCATGTCGTTGCTAGAAATAGTGAAGGTTTAACAACAAAAGAAAATATCCAAATATTATGTGAAAATTGTAATATTGGAAAATTTAAAATGAGTACAGAAGATTATATAAAACATTGTGAAAAAGTAGTAAATAATTATAAAAAAAATGATTGACGTTTATGCTGAACCCGGCTCCTATATAGCTGGAGCTAATAATATCGCTTTGACTAATGCATTCAAAAAATTATTGAACGCAAGACCAAATACAACTATTCCTTTCTTTTTTGAAAAGGATGGAAGAAAACTCATGGGAAGAGCTAAAACTTTTCAAGGCTCTCAAGGTGATTATCCAACTTACTATATCAATTTTTTTGATTTGGATAACGAAGAAGATGGTATGAAAATGTTAGAAGGTAAAGTTTTTGCCAAAGGAAGATTGCAATTAGAAGAAAGATTATTCGATTATTATAATTCAATTTAAAAAATGAAGAATTTTATTAGAAAACCTTTTACTGTTTTTTTAATAATAATATCATTTTTGTTTATCTTCAACAACTCAAATAATAAAGTACCTGAAAAAAGTTCAATTTTGGACTTTGACCCAAACTCAACAGTAATAGTCCCTAACTATAGACAGTTATTTTTAAGGCACTATGAATCAAAATATAAAGTAAATTATAGTAAAGATAATACTATAAACAGTCAGAGCAAGTAAGTTTTTATTTGTTCTTAAAAACTTTTTAAAAAAAAATATCATGAAAAATTTATTGAAAAATAAACTGCTATCTATTAAAGTAAGTGTAGTGTTATTATTAGTGTTTTTGACTACTATAACTTGTAGTAAAACCGATGAATCACCTAAAATTATTCAAGAAGAAATAAATTCTTCTGTTGTATATGATGATACACTAATGGATCCCGGACCAGATCCTGAATTTGTTTCAGTTGAAAATAGAATTAATGTTGAAAATCTTTCAGCAAGAGTAATTGGTGTTAATACAATTAACACTTGGGAAAGATATATGTATATAGATAAAACTGATACAATATATAATTCAATATCAGCTTCAAGAAGGTTATCAGGGTATCTTAAAAAATATGGCTTTAAAGGTGTTTATTTGTATAGTACCTCAGCAATTGTTTCCTCTACTTCAAACTATTCTAACTTTAGTAGATTTGTAAAAACACTTAGTGATAGTGGAATCGTATATAGAGGAGTAGCAAGCGGTAGTGCCACAACTTTTAAATCTGGTGGAGGAATATCAAATTATAATAACTCCCAATCTGATGCAACTAAAAAAATTAATAGAGCTAATTTGGAATTGGAATGGTGGAACAATGTAACAACTTGGGATAACTGGAACTCTATAAATCAACAAATATCTTTAGCAACCATAACCGATAATGATTTCTATGAAGGTTGGTATAAAAATATGGGCTCCACCATAGATACTGTCGCAGCTAGAGATCAAGTTAGATTTTCTGATAGAGTACTTTTACATTGCTATCAAAATGGTATCCCGACTTATTCATATGCAAATGCCCAAAGCACCGGTGCAACCGGAGGAAGATTGGATATAATTGCTAAAGGAGCAAGACAAGTTGGAAGAAAAATAGATTTGTATATTATAATCTCTTCAGAAAATACTGCTTGGGGAGCTAGTAATACTTTTACAGGGCCAGCACTTGCTAATGCCTATCTATCAGGTCAAGCTAATCCCTATCTTTTTATAGAAAATCAAGCCTATAATAATATTTTTAATAATATGACCACCTTTCAAAAACAATGGATCAACTTAAAAGGTTTCGTTTGGTTTACTAAACGATACTGCTACAAAGCTGTACCTCCAAGATAATCTTTTTGCGAAAAGTATTGAATTGTGATACTTTGTGCAAAAAAATTCTGTTTCTGGAATTTGACATTTTTAGTAAAAAATAGAAATAAAAAACCCTAGAGAATCTCTAGGGGTTTTTTTGTAGTCCCGAGGCGATTCGAACGCCTGACCGTCTGCTTAGAAGGCAGATGCTCTATCCAGCTGAGCTACAGGACCAATTAGTAGCGGGAAGAGGATTCGAACCTCTGACTTCCAGATTATGAGTCTGGTGACCTACCTCTGGTCCATCCCGCAGTATTTTTTTCTTATTACAAAAATAGTAATAAAAAATTAAAAACAAATTTTATAATAAAATTATAAGATTTGCTCTCCTGACTGGGCTCGAACCAGTGACCCATTGATTAACAGTCAATTGCTCTGACCTACTGAGCTACAGGAGATTTTTTTAATTTATGTAGCCGGGGCGGGAATCGAACCCGCAAGACCTTTAGGGGTCAATGGATTTTCTTACTACTATAGTTTTCACTACCCTTTCGGTTTGTAGTCTGGACTATACCTTCACCATATTTATCAACTTAGGTGTTCCGTGTCTAGTCTCTACACACGCCCAGTTATAATTATTATAACTTGCTTGGCTCGGTATTCCCATTTTACAGGGTTCACCGAATTTACGGAATTCTACTCTCGAAATTTCTAACGAGGCACTCTATTTTTATTTTTTCCACGATAAGTAAAAGTAAAAGCGTGACAGTTTGGACATAAAATTTTTAAATTTTCTATTCTATTATCATCATTTATACCATTAATATGCTCTAATTCAAATAAGGAGAATTTTCTATTAGAATTTCTTCTATTTTAAATTCTTTACCAAACTTTCTAAATTTCTCTCCTTGATTCCAAGCAGATCCTGTAAAATGAGAAATATCAATATTAAATTTCTTGAATTTTAGTTTCAACGTTTTATAATTACCACCAACTGGTAATATTTTTAGTTGCCTACAAACTTCAGCTATTGATAAACTATTTTTTACAATTACTTCTAATTCTTCTTTCGTATATTTATATTTCATGAATATAAATAGTAAGAAAAAAGTTAAACGTGGTTATAGTCAAAGTCCATCGTGTTTGCCTATTTCACCACCCGGCCATTAATTCAAAGAACAACGATACAAATATATATAAAATATATATAAAAACAAAAGAGCTGGAATTATCCAGCTCTTTTTCTAATTATTTATATTCTAAATTATTGATTTAGAATGACATACTTACAATAAAATTTACGGGTGCTTGAGAGATACCGGGTGCATCCAAAACATTTTTATAAGAAGGATTTACATATAAACCTGTTTTAACTTTAGAAGTCCAAGAATCAGAAATTTTAAGATCTCTAGTTCCATTAATTCCGATATGAGTGATACCTGCATCAGTTCTCAAATTTACACCAGAAGCATCAGTAACATAACCTGCTGTTACTTCTAAGTTTTCTTTTACTTTATAACCTGCTTCGAAATAGATACCTGCTGCATTATCGGCACCTGCTTCACTTTGATAAGCGGTATAAGCTACTAAACCATAAACATCTTCATTCTTATATTTAAGAGATGTTTCGATAAAGTGCGAAGTGTTTTTTCCATAGTCCCAATAATCATTGGAAACACCAGCGTAGTAGTAATCTTTAACAGTCAAAGACAAATTCTTTTTAGTAAAAGTCATATAACTATTAAGATTATTACCAAAACCTTCGGTTGCATTAAGTGCTACGGTAGCTTCAGTTCCGAGGGTAAACCAGTCACAGAATTTGTAGTGCATATCACCTTCTACAGTTGGTGCTACAGAGAAAGCTACACCACGATTCCAGTGTTGTGTTGCGAGTCCGAAACCAGTGTGTAAACCTTTTTCTTCTTGAGCATAAGCTCCGATAGCAGTAAATACTGCAAGACATAAGACAATTAGTTTTTTCATTTTTTTTAATTTTTAATTTTTAATATTTGGATTAAGTTCCAAGTATATATAAATATTATAAAATATAAAGAATTGATTTACATAGTTATTAACAATAAAAAAACGGCATAATTTTGAGTTTTTATGCCGTTTTTTAAAAGTTTTTAACTAAACTTTCTTATCGTCCCCACCATTTCATAAGGCGACGATGAGTAGCTTCAACTGTACGCATCATGCTACGAACTTGCTGACGCTCTTCGGTAGGCATACCATCAACTCCATAAGAGTTTTTGTTTTTTGACTTACTGTTTTCATAATTTTTTATTTTTGTAATTATTAATTATAAAACAAATATAATAATTATTATGCAAAGTTCAAAGACATTTATTAGAACGCCAGAGGATTACCAGAAGGCTTTGGATTTATTTAGAACATTATGGTTAAATTCCAATAATTTCCCAACAATAAAAGCAAAGGTTGCTTTAATGGAAATGATAGAGGAATACGAGTTCAATAATTTTGTAAAAAATAGAAATTTTAATTAAGCTGGTTGATTAGCTCTTCTTCTGCCCCAGATATTGCCATAATTTTGATCAATTTCACCTTTTTTCATGAAAAAAAGTTCTCTTGGGGTATATAGTTGTTTTTGATCTTCTAAAGATAAGTCGGGTCCATTTACAGGATAGCTCCATTTGAAACCTTTGAATTTACCTTCGGTTTTCATTTGTTTCAGTAGATCGATAACATATTTCATGTATTTTTCTACTGGTTTTTTATTTTGTTTCCCTTTTACTTGGGTGATATTACCTGATCCTTCATTATAAGCTATTGTTACATGAGGTTCTTTAGTTTTGGAGTTTCTAAGTGAAAATAGAGTTGTAGCTTGACCATCTCTTCCGCAGTGACCCATAGCATTTCCTTCTTCTGGGGAATTGTTTGTTTTCAAATCAATCCAATAATATCCTTCTGGATATTGTTTGAATACTTCTCCGGATTCATCTTCAATAACTCCGGAAGCGGTAAGTGATTCGTGCCATTCGATAGCAGTATTAAGTGCTTCCTCTAAATTTTTAATTTGTTTAAGATCGACTTGTGGTCTATTAGGGAATTTAAGCCATTCCATAATAGTATTTACTGTGGTTTCGTTATTTTTTAGATATTCGATAACTTTATTTTGGTCTAGTTGGGGTAAAATTTCTTTTAAATTAGAACTAGTTATACCATGATCTCCGGCATATTGTTTTGTTGACCAGTCTCCGAGAACCATTGCATATTTTCCACCTATTTCATTTAAAAAAGTAGCAAATTCTTCTGAGAAACCTAATTTAACAAGTTTTTCGTTTTTATTTTCAGATAAAATACCTGCTAATTCTTTAATTCTACTAGAATATTTTTCACTTAATAACATTACCAATCTTTATATTAAATATTTAGATTTTTATAATATTTATAAAAAAACTCTAATAATGAACAAAAATAAATTTAAATTGAATTTTCACATAGTTAAATCAAAAGACAAAAAATTAAGTGAAGACGTAAGTATTTTCAGAACCACCCCTACTGTAAATGGTTATTACTTATTATTAAGTTCAGATTTGAGGGGTGAAGATGGAACGAAAGAGACGGCAGTAATGGGTAATTTATTAAAAGTTACAAGTAAGCAGACTTATGATAAAACCATTCCAAAACCAACTTATTTTAAAGATAATCAAACTGGTCAGTTTGGATGGGGTTATTTTTTACCTATGAATGCGACTGAGGAAAAAACGAATCAAATATTAAATAATTTAAGAGAACTCAAAAAAGAGTATTACAAAGCAAAAAAAATGGAACCTGCTGAAGATACTGGTAATTTGAGTTTAAATGATGTAAAAGAACTAAGAAGTGTAGTTAATAATGTTCAAGAATTAGAGAAGGCTATTGAAAACGCTGCGGATAACACTGAAAATTCAGAAATTAAAAATAGACTCGAACAATATTTTCAAGATTTACAAAGAGCTATCGAGGATGATACTATATTCTTATTTTTGATAGATAACTACGAAAGAGCGAAAAAATTCCAGACTAGAAATACTGCTTGGAATTATTCTTTATTAAATTCACTTATTATTACAGTTGCTGACCCTACTGCATCTTTGGCTGGACCAAAAGATTATTGGGAGGGAGTTGGTTATAAAATTAAGGATGAATTTACTAAAAATGGAATTGTAATTACTAAACCTAAATCTTCATTACAAACTAAAGGAAAATCTGATATTCCACAAAAGGTTAAATGGGCGAAAGAAAATCCGGATGTAATTAGGGATTTTTTACAAGATCAAGGATATTCTATGAATGAACCGATTGAAGGTAAAGAATATCAATTAGCAAAATATATAACTTCAAAAGGTCTTTATGGTAGAAGAACTGGTGGCTTTGAAACTGCGATGGTTTATACTAATAACATGGTTGAGGCTATTCCGGGAAGAGAAATAATAGAACCGGAAGGAGATGCAGATTATAATGTTTTAGAAAAGGATTATGAACAAAATTTGACTCCCTTGTTTAATGCCATTCTTACTGTATGTGAAAAAACTGGCACATTTATACCTGAGCCTTTAAAGCAAAATAAAGAAGATTTAAAAAATTTCAATAGAGTTGTTTCTGCGTTAGCAAAGAAAATGCTGGCAGAAAGTTATGGTGGTGAAGCTAAAGTAAAACCTGAAGATCGTGAGCAATTAGAAGTTAGAACTGAAAGTGTTGCTCAAATCATTAAGAATCATTATGGAATTCAATCTGAGGCTAGTAAATACAATATTGCTGCTTTAGGTGCAGACAGAGAATCTTTAGAAAGAAGTAAATCTAAAATATTGAACACAGCTGATAAACTAATCAATCAAATTGATTCTGAATTAAAAAATAATATTCAAGAGAGCAAGATTAGAAAGATTGTATCAAAATTAATACGAGAGAATTTCAGTAAATAAAGAAATCATCATCATAATAAGTTCTAAATTTTTTCTTTCTTTTATAACCACATCTTGCACAAATAGATTCTTCAGAATCTTTATGGAATCTTACGGTTCCAAATTTATGACCTTTGTACCAACAGAAAATAAGAAATTTTATTTGGTTATATATTTTACGCATTTATTTTCTGTTCTAAATATTTTAATAAAATTTTGAAGCTGAAATTATTCTCTATATAAACCATATAGAGATTAATTAAATCAAAATGACTATTTGTATCAGGACATAATCCAACTAAATGAAGTAAAAAATCCATTATTTTTTTTGTATTTCTAAATTTTTCTTATCTACTCGGATAAGTGAATTTTCATGAATAATTAGACAATAAGAATCAAATTCTTTTTGAATTTCAACAAATTCACCTTTTTTCAGTCCGAGAAGTGGGTATTTTACTTTTGCTTTCATTTTGTTTTGTTTTGTTTTTTGAATTAAAACGTTTTTCAACAGAATTAGTTACAAATTTAAACACTTTTTTTGAATTTAAAGTCAAAAACCCTGAATTTAACTGTAATTTTTTAAATTTAATAATTTCGCGGACAATTTCAACCCCTTTTTTGGAATTATGCTCATAAAAAAAATTATTTTTTTTTCCTAACCCAGTTCTAACTTTTGGAACATAATCGTTATCAATATAATGTTCGACTAATTTTTTGCTGAATTCGTCCAAATTATTATAAAATTCTTTTATAACACTTTTCTGCATGTATTAAAATTATAAAATAAAAAGTTTATTTCAAACTATTTATAAATTAGAAATAATTAAAATTTATCATGGGAAATACAGCAGCTAATTATCAAGCAATTCCATTGTTAACCAACGGAAATTACAATTTTTATCCGTTCGATTCTACTGGCTATAGAACAGGAACTACTGTTCATCAGTTGTTTTGTTTGACCGCAGGATCTATAGTCATTTATCCATTGAATGGTCCATCATTTACTTGGACTCCAACGGTTAATAGTACATCTATAGATATTTTAGTATCAGGGGTAACAGTTTCTTCTGGAACTTGGGTAGCTTTCAAATCAAAATATGACACAAATCCTTTCTATAGTAAAGGTGCTAATCAATAATTTAAATTTAAATGTCTGATTGTGTATTTAATTGTCTGAGTGGAACTTCTGAAACTGATAAACAGGAGTTATTCTATATGATTCGTCAAGAACTTGGAGAACCAGTTGTCCAAGTTGAATTGGCTGATTCACAATTAGAAGTTGCTTTTTGTAAATCCATCAGAGAATATTCTACTTTTATAAATAATTGGTCTTTAGAGAACAGAATGTCGCAGATGTTAGGTTTGCCAAAAGACATTGATTTTACATTAAAATACGTTTCAAATAATTTTTCTTTTGAAAGATCTTTTTCTAAAGCTTATTCTGAGCAAGCTGGAGCTGGTTCTGACTCAATTAGAGAAATGAAAACAGCTTCAATTACTCTTTCTGCTGGCACACAAGATTATTTTATACCAGCTGGAAGAGAAATAAATGAAATTTTATGGTTTACGCCATCAATGATTAATTTATTTGGTCTTGATGCGTTTTCGAATTCAAATATTGCATTTACAGAATTTGGTGCATCATTCGCTGGTCATAGTTTATATTATATTATGCCAGTTTTTGATACTTTATTAACATCTACATCAGCAAAAGTTAGAAATAAAGTTAGATCTGCTGAATATTCTTATAGAATTACTGGTGCTGCTAATGGAACAAAAAGGTTAAGTTTATATCCAATACCAAATAATACGGGCAATACTGTTTATGGTATTACTGGTGGTGTTGGTGGTCAAACTCCCGGAACTGTATTTTATCGTTATTATGATGAAATAGGTCAAGCTGGTAACTGGTCTTACAGTGGTTATTCTGCTAATCCAAATTATACAGGAGGAACAGGATCTCAAGGAAATGGGTTAGTATCCGGTCCTGCTGATGCAAGATTAGAATTTTTAACTTATGATGAATTAAATTCAAATGGTAAATATTGGGTTCAAAGGTATGCTCTAGCAATATCGATGAGAATTTTAGGTTTATCAATTAGAGGTAAATTTGGAGGAAATTTACCAATTCCAGATGCCGAATTAACTTTAAACAGTTCCGATCTTTTATCAACTGCTAAAGATGATATGGCTAATTTGAAAGAAGAAATTAAAACTCAATTAGAAAAATTAAATTTCAAAGCATTGCTTGAAAATAATTCTTCTATGCAAGAAAATATAAATAAAACACTATCCTACAATATGTTAGGAATTTACATAGGTTAATAAATGGCAGATTTACCATCAAATAATAACGAACTCAGAAACGAGAGGGTACCCAAACCAGAGGAGGCTAAGGAATTAGACGTAAACAAAAAAGGTATAAGATTATTTTTTGGAGAAAAAGAAAGACGTTTATTAGATGGGATGGGTAGGGAAATTGTAAATGATATTTTATTAGAAAGTTTTCTACTTTATAGAATTGATTATCGAACTACCAAAACACATAGAGTTTACGGTGAGGCAAAACAAAAAGTTTATGAAGCACCTATTGAAATTTTCGGAAGAGTAACAGTCGAAACAGATTCTCCAAGTTATTTTGCTCCGGGTGGATTAATTAGAGAAGGTTTAGGCAAGTTTACAGCACATGTGTATTTGACTCACTTAGAGGAAATTAACGCTACTATTCGTATGGGTGATTTTATATATCACAAAGGAAACTACTATGAGATTATTGATAACGGTGCGTCAGATATTAATAATAAATACGCTTTTGGATCAGATAAATTCTTCTATATAACAATAAAAGGAGTCGAGGTTAACTCTGACGTATTCCAAGCCCGTTAAACAATCACTTTGTTTTTTATAATTTTTTATAATAAATTTGACAGTTTTCATACTGTCAGTTGGCAAATACTATTAAAATAAATAGAGGGCTAGTTACAATACTAGCTAAGGATAACCAATGGTTAAAAGCCATTAGTGTATTCTATTCTCTTAAATTTTTATATTCTGGAGGAATTATTTTAGATATTACTAAAAGATATAGTTTTTTTGCTAATAAATTAGGGATTTCTGAATCAAATTTAAGATCAAAAGTCAAATTCCTAATTAAAAACGGTTTAATTGAGAAAAAAAATAATAATTTATATTTCTCTAGTTTCAATAAAATTAAAGAAAAATTTAAGATTAAAACCCAAAAGGGGTATAAGTTAGCGTATAAAAATCCGAAAGAGCTGGAAGTTATTTTGAAAACTCTGGTTTTGGAAGAAAATTTACATACACAGGAATTTAAGTTAAAAGAGAAAATATTATCTGAAGAATTAAAGAAGTTCGGCAAAATTGAGGCAAAGTCCACACGGAAAAAAATTAAGAGGTATTTGAGAAAATATCTTAGTCATTTGACTGAAAAATATAAAAAGCGTGAACTTCAAAATTCTAATGATAATTTATTACGGAATAAAAGAATTAATACAGATCTGACTTTATCTAGAAATAAAATAGCTAATAGTTTTGGCAGGAAGTCTAAATCCACTGGAAGTCGGTTTATAGATAAAGCTAAATCACTAGGTTTAGTTTTAGAGGATAAAAAGAGAGTAGAGAAAGTTAGATCTAACGTTAGTTATAAAATTATAAGATATATGGAATTAGACTCCTCCTATTTCATATTTAAAAATAATCTTTACAAAAGAATGTCAAATGAATTAACCTTTATCAATTTCATTGCCTAAAGTAGGTTGCATTTTTTAGAAATAGTGTTTTTTTATTAAATTATTTCTTCTATTTATAGATATAAAAATCACATGTCTATAACTAGAAATATTGATAATTTTTTAAATCAAAGCTTTAGAAATTTTGATTATCTTCCACAAAGGCTTCTTTTGGAAGATATGGATGATGGTCTAATATCTTTTATTCGTTCATTAGAAATTTCTGTTATTGATGAAAGGGCTAATACAAGAGCTGTTCCTGTCATATTTTTGACTCAAGAACGATGGGCTGAATTCAGGAATAATTTTAAATATCTTAGAGATGAAGCTGGGCAGGAAATTACGATGCCTTTTATGACTTTAAGGAGAAAATCCGTTAAACCGGGTGAAAATCCTTTAAAACGTTCAACTATACCCAAAAAAAAGAAATTTACTTTTTTGAAGGTAGCGAACTTTGATGGTCTAATTAAGGGATATGATATTTATAAAGTTCCTCAACCTCCAAGGGTAGATATTGAATATGAATTAAGATTTTTTTCTCATTACATGGAAGATACTAATGTATATTATGAGGAAATAATTGCGAATACATTTTCTGACAAAGAAGCATACATAAACATTAATGGTTATCCTCTTTTCACCGAAATGAGTGATCCTTCGGAAGAAAATACTGTAGATGACATAGAAGCAGATAGAAGGTTTAGCGTTGTTGTTCCTATGACTTTACATGGTAAAATTGTGGATCCTAGATTGTGGGAAAAAGTCCAAGCAATCAACAAGATTCGTATTGATATAAGTGAAAGTGGTGGTAGTTCTTCTTTGAATAACCCAAATCCGATGATTGGTACTGTAAATGATTTCGTGGTCAATGGATATGTAGATGATTATTTAGAATAAATTAAAATAAAAAAAATAAATGGGATTAGTATTAAGATCAGTTAAAGGTTCAAAACTTACCATATCCGAAATGGATGGTAATTTGACATACTTACAATCGTTATCAGGAGCAAGTTCTGGTGGAACAACAAATCCAGCAGGTAATAATTCAGAGGTTCAGTTCAATGATAATAATAGTTTTGGTGCAAGTTCAAATTTTACATTTGATTCAATATCTAATATTTTAAACTTAAGTGGGGATGTTTATGCAAATTCATTCTATGGAGATGGAAGTAATTTGACTGGAATTATTTCTGTAGGTAGTATAGTTAGTGTTACATATGATGAATTATATAATTATTACACAGGTAGTACATTAAGTGCTGGAACTAATTATTTAATTACTGATTTCCAGACTTGTTATGATCAACCAGATTTTGATAACATGGGAAATGCAATTACATCAGGAAATTATAAAACCGGAAATACTGAACCATTAATAGTGTTAGCTATTTCAGGAAATGCAATTTCTTCAAATGTTTATTCTCCAACGTTTCCAAATCATACAATAAAGTATGATATAGATTTTACAACAACTGAAGTCACTAATAACTTAGCAAAGGGTAGAATTACAGAACGTATTGACGAGTATGGTAATAGAGCTGATTATGATTTTGTCGCAGTTCAATTTAAAAGATATAGTACATATTATTGCGAAAGATTTTATCAAGGTACAGTATCTATTGATAGTGGGAACGGATTGGTAACAGGTATAGGTACTACATTTAGTTCAGATTTTATAGAAGGAGATGTATTGGCAGTTTATACACCGTACAATTCTCCAATTGGTTGTTTTATGTATTATGAAATAATTGCTGTTAACGATAATACTAGTATGCAAGTTACAGGAACAACAATTGTATCAATGACTAATGTTGGTTATTCTCGTGGAGAGTATATGGGACAATTGAATCCATTTCAGTGTAATTTGTTTACATCCTCAGGATATAGTGAATACTATACTTTTAATAATAATCAAAATTATAATACTTATTTAGGAAATTATGCGTCTCTTTATAATAGTGATGAAAATACATTTTTATTATCAAACAACGTTTTTTTAAATGGGAACTATGAAAATAATGTATTCGGAGATGGAGTATTTAGTAATACTTTTGATGATGATATGGATTCTAATACTACAGGTACATATTTTCAATATAATATTATAAACGATGATTTTGATAGAAATAAAGTAGGGGTTAGATTTAGAAATAATATTATAATTTGTGATATGGCAGATAATAGAATTGGAAATTATTTTGAATATAATATGTTGGGAGATGATGATGGACAAGATTTTGATAATAATTTTATTGGAGATGGATTCGCAAGAAATTTCTTGACTTTCAGCAATGGTGATTTCTATAATAATAATATTGGAGATGATTTTTATGAAAATCTAATTGATAGAAGTTTTCAGAATAATTCGATGATAGGAACTGTATATCAGAATTCATTTATAGGTAATTTTAATGAAAATAAAGTAGGTTACAACTTTTATCAAAATTCTATATATAATAATTTTTGGAAAAATAATATTGGCGACAGTTTCAATACTAATACAATAGGAATAATTAATAATATAGGAGGATATTTGTTTGAGAATAATGAAATTATGAATAATTTCAAAGGAAATTTAATATTGACAAATTTTTGGAGTAATAGATTAAAAACAGATTTCAAAGGAAATCAGATATTTCAAGAATTTGGATATAACAATATAGGTTTCGGTTGTACGGTTAATAATTTTTCTGGTCAAACTAATCAAAACACAATTGGTGATTATTGTTATTTAAATAATTTAGGTGATTTTTCTCATAATTCTATTGGTGTAAATTTTTCATCAAATGAAATACAGGATGGATTTGGTTTTGGAGGAGGTCAATATAAAGGAAATATTATAGGAAATAATTTCTATGATAATACAATAGGAGAATATTTTTATGATAATTTTATAAGAGATAATTTTACAAACAATACTGTAGTAGATTATTTCCAACAAAATACTATTACAAACGATGTCGCTTTCATAGATTTTACAACTGCAACTACGGTTTATGGTTATTATAACTGTAATATATTCAGAAGATCGGATCAGGCTTTGAGACTTTCTTATTATGATGAAAATGATGTTTTAGTAATAACAGATATAACAAATTAAAATAATGTTAACAAGATATATAATAAATAAGCTTATTATTAACAATACCGACAAATAAAGCAAATCAATTTTGTTCGAGTGGAATATTGTCATTTGAAGTTTATGCAGATTAAAACAAAAAATTTTAAAAAATATAAAAATGATAAAATTAATAAAAAGGACTACGGATAATAAATTTTTAAAATCCATAGATAATGATAATTGGGTTGATGATTCAAGAGATGGTTTCGAAATGACTTATTTAGAATGTGAAAATATTAAATCAATACTTTTAAACTCATATTCCGAAGAACAAATCAAAGAAATAGTAAATTTAACTAAGTCTAAATTCACTACAAAACAAGAAAGAAAGATTATTAAAAATTTACTTAAATAAATAAAAATGAGAATAAATATATTAACTGAAAATTCAAAAGTTGAACAAGTTAGAGAAGCTTGGGTTAGCAAAGATATTATGAAGATACCTGTTTCTCCAACTGGTGAATATCCGGCAACCCATTGGTTTTGCACTATGGCTGGAGAAGAGTCAAAAATGAATCAAATTTTAGCAAAACAAAATTTATCAATAATGGAAGCAAATATTGGTCCAAAAGAATTCTTAGATAAATGGGGTCTGAAACTTATAAAAAAATAGAGAATTTTATCAGTGATTCACAAGTTGAACAAATAATAGTTTGGACAAAATCTTTGAATCATTCCTATAAAAAACCAAATCATCATTTAAATGAAATATCTAAAACATTAAATGGTAATTCATTTATTTTTGATATATCTAACAACGAAATGACTAATTATATAACTGAATACCAATCAATTGGAGAAATTTTTTATAATAAACCTCCAGAATTTATACTCGATTTACAAAAAAAAATAGCAGATCATTTTAACTTTGATTTGAACAATACTTTTTTACAAGTTGTAAATATGGATAAAGGTGGTGAAGTTAGTCCTCACTACGATGCTTCAGTAGATGGTTTTATAAATTATAAATGTAATTTATCTGTTTTGTCAGAAGACTATGATTTTTTTGTTGAGAAAGATAAATTTTTAGTAAAAAATAAAGATTTGTATTGTTTTGAAGCCTCTTTGTTCAAGCATAAAACTGGAAAATTTAATTCACAAAGAATAATGTTAAGTTTTGGTTTTATGATTCCTTATGAAAAAATGAACAGAAATGAAAATGATCCAAGAGTTAGATTAAGTAAAAGAATTAAAAAATATTTTCAAAATAATAAATAAAAAAAATAAACTATGGCTACAGTTACATATAACGTAAATATTGAAACTACATACGAGAATTTAAAGAGTTTAATTACTGGCTCAACACTTTCTCCCGGTTCAACATATAAAATAACAGGATTTAATAAAAATAGATTAAGTGGTTCCACGGATAACCCATTTGGTCACTTGCCAGAAATTTTATATGATGATGGTAATGATTTGGGAATTACAATCTATATGCAAGCTATTTCGACATCAGAAATATCTGATGCTGGTTTTGGGGAATTTTATAATCCAAAATACATAACTGATCCAAATAGTTACTTAAACAATGATGGTTCTGGTTTAATGGGAATATGGGACGGTGATAATCCAGATTTATCAGCAATTCCTATTTACACTATTGGTCAAGTTGTTTACTGGGGTGGATATGCTTGGGAAAACATAAGCGGTAATACGGGTAGTTCAGTTGATGCTTTTGAATTGGATGGTACAGATTGGTTAAAATTGCCTTATTCAAATGTAACACATTACAACAAAATTATTGATGAAATAAAAGTAGATTGGACTAACGGAATTTTAATAGAGAGATATAATGCTGATAATCAAATTTTAGCTAAATATGATCCATCACAATATTCATGGTGGATAAACGAAACACAGTTATATTTAAAATATAATCCAATTGTTGGCATTCCATTTGGTCTATATTCTGATGTTTTATTTGCTGAAACTAATAATTATTTTTTAGGAATATCAAATTTGAAAATAGTAAACTCACGTTGCGAATTAATTAATTTTAAAGGAGATTTAGCAATTAATATAAGTTTAGATCATTCATATTTATATGATAACTATTTTGGTTTACAAACTAGATTAAATGCAATTGAATTGGATAGTTTTTGTTATTTTCAAAATAATAGCCTTAATAGTGGCAGTACTATTGAGTCTTGTAAATTATATTCATCATGTGATATATATGGTAATTTTTTGACTGCTAGTACTATGAACCGCTTATTTATGAATGAAAGCTGCAATATAAATCAAAATATATTTCTAAATAATAATTTGTATAATAATATTTTAAACTTCGAATCATCAATATATAGTAACAATGCTAGTAATTCAAACATAAGTTATAATAATATTAATAATAGTTCGCAGATATATAATAATATTTTACAAAATTCTAGCAATATAGTTGAAAATTTTATTGATAATCACAGCAAAATTGCTGAGAATAATTTAACCTCAAGTCAAATAAATCAAAATTATTTAAAAAGTTTTTCAGAAATAACCTATAATCAATTTAGTAGTGTTTTTTGTAATTTTAATCATTGTCAAAATGCTTCTTTAATAAATTATAACATATTTGATGGGTCAAATATTTCTGAAAATACTTTGAAAAATAGTTGCAATATTAATTACAACACAGGTATTACTACATCACATATTTATAGAAACGAATTAAATGACAGTGTCATTTCATTTAATTATAATAGGACATATTCTCTTATAGCATCAAATATTTTAGCTGCTTCATCTATTAGTTATAATCAGTTATTAGATTCTGAAATATTGTATAATAAAATAATGCCTGAATCCAGTATTGATCAATGTCTTTTGGATACAAGTGATATTGTTAGAAATTATTTAGAAAATTCTGATCTTAATACAAACTCTTCTGGTATATTAACAGGTAAAATAATTCAAAATAATTATTGTGAAAATGCTACTGTGGTTGGAGATTTTACAAGTTCTACATACATATATGATTCTCAAACTAAAAAAATATTTACTAGAGAGGGTGGTGTATCGAAGTTAGGCTTTTATGACACTTCGAATAATTTTGTAGTATTTGATGTAAATGCTTGATTAATTTTTGAAAGTGTATTTAATCAAAAAAGTTTAATATCATTATTGAATAATTGAAAATATCAATTTTTAAACAATTTTAATTTTTTTTCCTGCGACTTTCAAAATTTATTTACTATTTATTTTAAATTGAATAGGAAAATTGAAAGCTCAAAATATATCAGGAAGAAGGATCAAAGTTGAGTATGGGTTCAGAAATATCAGAAAAAGAGAACTTTTGGAGCCCGGACAAATCATCGAAATCGATGAATTTGATCAAGATTATCTGAATAAATTGGGTGTTTTTAGGATGGGAGAAATGATAATAATTAATGAGGAACCAATCGATAAAATGGCTCAAGCAAAAAAAGATGCTGAACAATATATAAACCAAAATAAATAAACAAAAAAATTAAATATAAAAATAAATGGCACAAACAGTATTCGTTTCACCGGGAGTATACACAAGAGAGCAAGATTTCACATTCTTCGCTTCAAGAATAGGTTTAACCAGACTTGGATTGGTCGGTTTAACGCCCAAAGGTCCTGCTTTTGAACCAATAAAAATTGCTTCATCAGAAGGGTTTTCTAATAGATTTGGTAATCCAAACTCTGATTATCCTTTAACATATGTTGCATACAGATTTTTATCACAATCATCTGAATTGACTCTTACAAGAGTACTTGGTAAGGTTGGTTATTCAGGTTCAAATGCATGGTTGATAACTTCGGAGGCTTCTGCATATGAGTGGAGTGGTACTACGCTATCTGTTATCAAAAGTAAAAAAGATCCGAATACTGGAAATTTTTATTATACTGGTTCTACAGATTTAACATTATTTGGAACAAGTACTTTATTAAATTCATTTGGAATTTCTGGAACAACAGGACCTATCACTGGATTTTCTAGTTCAGCTATAACTGTATCACTTAATGAAGCTGATGATACTTATATTTTGAAATTAGTGGGTCAAACCCCTAAAAGTTTTGATGGTGATACTGGTTTTTATGTAGATTCAATTTTCCCACACTTAATTGGTCAATGTGCTACATATACAGCATCAACAATTGCTGGTAACATAGGAACAGCATTGACAACTTCATTTGAATTTAAGTCAAATGATGCATATAAGGATTATACAGAACAATTCAGGAATTCTATAACTCCAATGATTGTTGGTCAGGTTGTAGGAAGTACGGTTAGGGATTTGTTTAAAGTTGAAACTATATCTGATGGTGATGCTTCTGCTGCAGAAATAAAAGTTTCTTTTGTAAACTTAGATCCTGCCAATAATACATTTGATTTAGTTGTAAGAAGATTTTTCGACACTGATGCAAGTACTTTGACTAGTGGTAGATTAGAATTGTTCCGTCAATGTACAATGGATAGAACTAAGCCAAACTTTGTTGGTAAAATGATAGGTACAACGGATGAAATATATCCAAGACAATCAAATTACATAACAATAACTTTAGCAGATAATTTCCCACAAGATCAAGTTCCTGCTGGTTTCAGAGGTTATACATTAAGAACTGGCACAACTGCTAATGTTCCTCAAATTCTTTATAAAACAAGTTACCTTTCTTCAGATACTGTTTCTAAAACATATTTAGGTTGTTCTGAATTAGCATATACTGGTTTAACATCTGTTGTTGTAGGTGTAAAAAATGCAATACAAACTTTAGAAAAAGATATTTTTAAATTCCAAGGTTCTGATTCAACAGATGTAGCTACTGTTAAAGGTTTTCATATGGAAAGCACAGCTCCAACATCTACTTTCTATACTGGTATTGAAACAAGTTTGACTGATTATGAAAAACCAGAAAGAAAATTCACAGTAGCTCCTTTTGGTGGATTTGATGGATGGCAACCTTATACAATTCCAACCTTCACTAATGATGTTGCTGATGAAGACAATTTAGACGCATTTAAACTTTGTGTTGATTTAATGGCACCACCTGAGTCTGTGGATATAAATGTATTTGCTGCTCCAGATGTAAATTATTCAGATAATTTGAATGCTGTTAATTATTGCTTGACTATGGTTGAAGATAGAGCAGACTCTATATATGTAATAGAAAGTCCAAGATTGTCTACTGATTCTGCAAAAGCAACCGCTTCACAAGCTGCTGCTGCTGTAGAAGAATCTGGTATTGATTCTAGTTATGCAGCTACATATTGGCCTTGGATTCAAATTGAAGACCCAACAAGTAATAAATTCATTTATATTTCTCCAACTTCAGAAGTTGTAAAAAATATAGCTTTAACTGATAATATTGCATATTCTTGGTACGCACCAGCAGGTCTAAATAGAGGTCAAGTGACTTGTGTTAGAGCTGACATAAATCTCTCTAGAGATGATCGTGATACTTTGTATGATGCAAATATTAATCCGATTAATACAGTTGCTCAACAAGGTGTAACAATTCAAGGTCAGAAAACTATGCAAATTGAACAATCTGCTTTGGATAGAATAAATGTTAGAAGATTGTTGTTACAAGTTAGAAGATTAGTTGCAGCTGCTTCACAGACATTGTTATTCGAACCAAACGATCAAACAGTGCGTGACCAATTCTTAGCAAAAGTTGAGCCTATATTGTTACAAATACAAAATCAGAGAGGTATATTCGCATATAAAGTTACAGTAGATGATTTTAATACAGCTACTGAAGATTCTGATAGAAATACTTTAACTGGTAAAATAGCAATTAAACCTACACCGGCTCTTGAATTTATAGATCTTACATTCCAAGTTCTTCCTACTGGAGCAAATTTTGAAGATTTCTAAAAAAATCAAAAAAATAAAAAATAATAACATAAAATATAAAAATATAAAAATAAATGGCACAAACAGTATTCGTTTCACCGGGAGTATATACAAGAGAGCAAGATTTCACGTTCTTCGCTTCAAGAATAGGTATAACTAGATTGGGAATGGTGGGATTAACCTTAAAAGGTCCCGCATTTGAACCAGTAAAAGTTCCATCACAAGAGAATTTCTTGTTCAGATTTGGTGGTACCAATCCAGATTATCCTTTGCCTTACGTGGCAAATGCATTTTTGAATCAATCGTCTGAGTTGACGATGACAAGAGTGTTAGGAAAAGTTGGTTTCACAAATTCTCCTGCATGGATCATCTCTGCACCTACTGGAGCTTTATATTCTGGTACAACATCTAGATCTGGAATAACTTTTAATGCAAATACCACATCAGTTATAAACTTTACAATTAATACATTAGAGGATTATATTGGTGGTGTTAGTGGTGATATTTCTGGTAATACCGCTGGTGGTAACACTGTAAATATTCACTTCAGTGGTTCTGTAACAACAGCTGTTTATTCTGCAGCATTCAATGTTGTAGCATCTTCGCTTGGTATTATATCTACTGGTGGTAATGGGACTGATTTGATAATTCCAGATACTTTCTCATTGAACAGTAACGTAAGTATATCGAATGACTATTCTGGAGCAACTTTATGTGTTATTAGAAGTAAAAAAGATGGAAATGGTACTCCATATTATTCGGCAGAAACAGATTTGACTGTGTCTGGTTTAGGATCTCCTCTAGGTGTATTTAGTTTATCCGGTGGATCTAATACACCATTGACTGCTTTAACTAATTCAACTCTTAATGTTTCTTTAGATGAAACACAAAAAAGTTATATAGTAAATTCTTTAGGTACTAATCCAAAAAATGTAGCAGGCGATTATGGTTTATTTGTTGATGTTGTGACACCTCATTTTATAAGACAAGCATTTTCGGCAGGAACTTTAAATCTACTTGAAGGTTTATCGTATTCCAATACGGTTAATTTTACAAATTTTGCAGATTCATATAAGAATTCTACAACACCGATGATTGTTTCAAAAGTTATAGGTTCATCAGTAAGAGATATGTTTTATTTTGAAACAGTTTCTGATGGAGATGCCTCATCTAGAGAAATAAAAATTTCTATAGCTAATATAGACAACACAAATAAAGTATTTGATGTTGTTATTCGTAAATTCGAGGATACAGATGCTAATACTTTAACTAATGGAAGATTGGAATTATATAGGGGTCTTACAATGGATGACACTCAGCCGAATTTCATAGGTAAAGCAATAGGTACAACAGATGAAACATATCCAAGAGTTTCCCAATTCGTAACTGTGACTTTGGCTGATAATTTCCCAAGAAACACAGTTCCGGCAGGTTTTAAAGGTTACAATTTGAGAACATTCGCAGATTCAGGTTTAACTTCTACTCAATTATTATACAAAACATCATATGCTGCTACTGATACTGTTTCTAAAACATATTTAGGAATTTCTGAATTAGCTTATACTTTGTTTACTGCTAATTTAGTAGGTCAAAAGGCTTCAATAAAATCAATAGAAGCAGATTTATTTAAGTATCAAGGTGCTATCACAACTGGTGTTACAACAATAAAAGGCTTCCACATGGAAAGTGGTGCAACAACAGATTTGTTTGTAACTGGTACAAAAGGCTCTATTTCAGATTATACAAAATCTCAGGCTAAATTCACTGTAGCTCCGGCTGGTGGTTTCGACGGATGGAATCAATTTAGAACAGTTACATTTACTGATGACGCTAATGATTTAGACAACGTTCAAGCATTCAAAGATGCTGTAGATTTAATGGCAATCCCTGAAACAGTAGATGTTAATTTATTTGCCACTCCTGATTTAAATTGGTTTGATCATTATAAATCAGTAGAACATTCATTGACAATGGTTGAAAATAGAGCTGATGCAGTTTATATTATAGATGCTCCTCGTTATGCATCTGATGGTTCTCAAGATAGTGCTGCAATAGCAACCGATTTACAAGGAGTAGGATTAGAGCATAGCATTAACTGATAACATTGCTTATCCATGGTTTGCACCTGCTGGTTTAACAAGAGGTAAAGTTGATTGTGTGAAAGCTGATGTTAAATTAACTAGAGATGATAGAGATAATCTTTATGATGTAAATATCAACCCTATAAACACAACAATTCAAGAAGGTGTTACAATTCAAGGTCAAAAAACTCTTCAGGTTAAGCAATCTGCTCTTGATAGAATTAACGTAAGAAGACTCTTGTTGCAAGTTCGCAGATTGATTGCTGCAGCTTCTCAGACCTTGTTATTCGAACCTAACGATCAGACTGTACGTGACCAGTTCTTAGCTAAAGTTGAACCTTTGTTATTACAAATTCAAAACCAAAGAGGTCTTGCAGGATTCAGAGTAGTAGTTGACGATTTTAATAATGCTTCTGTAGATAGTGATAGAAATACCTTAACTGGTAAGATTCAAATCAAGCCTACTCCAGCTCTCGAATTCATTGACTTAACTTTCCAAGTTCTTCCTACTGGTGCTAATTTTGAAGACTTTTAATAAATAAAAGTTTTATAAAGAAAAGGGATCTGAAAAGGTCCCTTTTTTTATTTTATGTATGAAAGTATTCACTATTTTTTTATATAAATTATTTTTATTATGTGTCAAATAAAAATAAAATTATTTATTTATTTTTCATTCCTGAATTGAATATAAGTAAGATTGGAATAAGCAGAAATGCTACTAAAAGATTAAGTCAATTACAAACTGGTTGTCCTTATCAAATACAATTAATTAAAACATATAGTTCAGAATTTTCTACTAAAATTGAAAGAGTATTACATAGGTCATTCAGAACAAAAAAAGTTGATTCGTTTGAATATGCCTTGTTAGGAGAATGGTTTAATTTAGAAATAGATTCAATATTAAAATTCGAGGAAATTTGCTCTGAAATAGAGAAAAATATTATCTATTTAAAGAAAGAAAACAATCCTTTTCTATGATATGTGAAGTACAAATTTCATACTTCCGCAATCCCAAATTCTATCCATTCTATTTTTTTTTGCTATTTGCCATTCAGTCAATTCAGAATTTTCATTGAATAATTTTATTAATTTTTGTTTATTATATTTGAAACGGTGATATCTTATAAAATAGTTACTTTTTTCGAAGTAAAAATAATTAGGTTTAGTTGTATTGATATATTCGAAATTGCATTTATGGTAAACAGTATTTTCCGGATTTAAACCACTCCAACGACAATCTGCATAAGTGAAAATCTCTTTAGTTTCAGGATTGTTTTTTAAAAAATGATTTAAAAGTTTTTCAAAACCCCCAATAATATTATAGTCAATTTTAGAGCAAAAACGAGATAATTCTACTGAATTTTCTTTGTCCTGATTATTTTTTAATTTGTTTCCAAGGGCTAGTCTAGGTTTACAAAAAGTCATTACTGAAACAATTTCATTTTTTAAAAATAAACCATAACTTTTGAAGTTCACATCATTTCCCTGTATATGATTTTCTTCTAAAAATAATTTCTTTTCCATAAATGTGATTTCTTTTATTTCACAATTTCTTGCATAAATTTTATTAGGCGTTAAATTCAAATAATTCTTAATTCTACTTTTCACTATATCCTTTTTAAACATCCATTCATCTTCAAAAATATGTATCAATTTAATATTTTCATTATTACATAATTGAGATTTTTTTAAATGATAATTGGGAAGTTTGTTTCCACCCATTTCAGAGTGAAAATAATTCCCATTCAATTCAAATGCTATTTTGTGATCTTGTAAGTAGAAATCTAACTCCAGAGGAGCAATAATTTTTTTTGTATTCTCAACATATTCTAGATTTAGTGAATCTAAAAAATCTTTGAATTCACCTTGTTGTTTTGAAATGCTAGTTAATGGATAACATCTTCTACAAATTGGTATAGAATCAAAAGACCATTCGAATATATTGTCACATAATTTACAAGTAAGTTGATATTTCAAATAGTGTAATTTGCCTTCATCTGTCTTTATTCTTAATTTATTGTATTGATTAATATCGAACTTCAAATCATTTTTAGCTAAAATTTCCTTTATTTTATTTGTTTTGTTTAGCTTTTGGATGCCCAAATAAAGATCAGAGCTAAAATAATAATCTGAATTAAATTTATTTTGGTTTGTTTTTTTTAAATTATCTTTGCATTTATCAGTTTGTAAAGTATAATCAACTCCGTATTTATCTCTATTTGTTTGTTTGAGTTTGTCTAAGGACTCTTTAGTTTTGAGGTGATGATCAACTTTATATTTATCTAAAGTTGTTTTTTTTGCTTTCTCTCTATTATTAAAATTTGGATCATTATATTTTAATAATTTTGTTTGATCAGATTTTTCTTTATAATCCTTTATTTTAGATGGGTGTTCTACATCATACTTCTCTTTCAAAGAGCTCTTTATTTTTTCATAATTATTATATTTCTCATCTCCGTATTTTTCCTTCTTGATTTGTTTTAAATTATCATAATAATTATCAGTTTCAAAAAAACTTTTTTTACCATATTTTTTTTCTATGGTATCAAAAATTTTTTTCATCCTTTCGTCTTTATGGTTTTTTCTATATAATTCAGTGCATTTTTCACTGCAATTTTTTTTGTTTTTCTTGTTACCAGCATCGAATTCCTTTTTGCATG